TTATAAATCGTGAAAAAATATAGCCAAATTACCTTTAGCCTTCTCAAATACAATCTTTTCAATTATGGTGTGGAGAGCCTCGTTCTTGGCTTGGTCCGTGACATCCTCTCGCTCAATAAATTCCACGATTCCTGCGACCTTTTTTGTAAACTCATCCATATTTATTTTTTCGACAATCTCCTTGTCCCGTCTTGCTATTAGATCGTCTATCCTCGCCGTAATCTCCTTCTTGTTTTGTCCGTACTGTTCTATTGTGTCTATCTCCGCAAGGTACGCTTCCTTTGCTCTTTTAAGTCTGCGCTCCTCAACGGCAATCAGTTTATCAAAGTCTATAATATTCTGATCCTGCTTCTTTGGCACTCTCGGAGATATAGTGAATTGCTTTCCTTCCACCGCCTGCCGAATGCCTTCCATAAAAGCTGCCTCGAGCCTTGGCATGGTGATAGAGTGCGAGGTGTGGCATGAGCCTTTTGAATAGTTGCAACATTGCAGGGTGCGCACTTTGGACTTTCCACTTACCGCAGAAGACATTGCTATCGTTCCCCCACAAGAGCTACACCTTACAAGCCCTTTGAGCATATATTGAACAGGTTGCTCACGTCTTGCGTACTTTGGGTATGCCTTTTTTTGGGCATCAATCATCTTTTGTACCTTATCCCACAAATCTTGTGATATGAGTGGTTCATGTCCACCGGGTACGATCATGATGTTCTCGTTATCAAGTTTTCCCTTACTTACTGACCTCGTGCCATCGGGAGTCCATCTGATCATTCCGATATAGCAAGGATTGCGAAGCATATATTCTATCCACCTGTTTTTGGGCATATTGCCATACTTTGTTCTGACTCCTCTCTGTCCAAGTATGATGGCTATTTCTCTTTGTCCTACGCCGTTGGAAAAGAGGGTAAATACTTCCCTTACGATGTTCGCCTTACCGCTTTCCTCATCGGGATAATATTTCTTGTCCCTCATGATATACCCAAACGGTGGGGCGCAGGTAGGCTCTCCACGGGATGCCTTCTCGGTCATACCTCTCGTTACCTCGGCACCAAGGTTAACAAGGTAATACTCGTCCGTCCACTCTATGATCCTCTCTATAAGCGAACCAAAGTGTCCTTCCGGGATCGGCTCGGAGACGGAGATAACGGTCACGCCTTTCTTTCGGAGCAGGTTCTTATAAACCATGCTCTCCTCTTGGTTACGAGCGAATCGAGAAAACTTCCACACATATATTCTATCGAATGGATGATTCTTCTCCTTTGCAATGGCAATCATGCGGTTGAAGTCATTTCTTTTTTTAGTGCTTTTACCCGATATACCGTCATCATAGAAGACGAACTCATCGGGGATCATGTATCCATCCTTGGCTGCATACTCTCGTATCTTCTTCAATTGGGAGTCGGGGCTATACTCGTCTTGCCTCTCGTCCGATACTCTGATATATGCAGAGCCTATTCTTAATAAATCTTTTTCCAAGTTACCTCCTCCTTTACTTATTCGTTTTTATTGCTTTTATGAATCATCCAAATAAATACTAACACCATTGCCCACACAAAAAAGAATATTCTACCTAAAGCACTACCATGACTACTTATAATGCCTAACGCATACGCAAACCAACCTAATGTGATTAGGTATGCTATGGCTGAAAGAATCTCATTATCCCACAAGAAGTCCAAAAACTCAAAAAACTTCTTCATCCTCGCATTCCTCCACCAACATATCTTCAAACTCATTCGGGAAGTTGACTCCGCAGGCATAGGTGTCATCAACTACCCAATCGGGGTCATGTGTATGCTCATCGTCTCCGAAACATCTGATTTCCTCGGTCATTTGCTCAATGGCAATGGCATATATCTTTTTGTAGAGATCCTCCAACTCTTTGCATCGGCAGAACTCATTATAATAGATGTCACTCTGTGTACCATACTTTATAAGTCTTTCGGCTTCCTCATCGGTCAACTCCGCATCGATCCAGGTCTCTCCCGAATCTCCTTTTCCGAATCTGCACCAAGCACAAAATGTAAATTCTTTCATATGTAGTTACCTCAATTATTTGATTTCAGTTTGTTGTAGTACCTAAAGCAAAACGAATCATTTGAAGTACAAGCTCTTCTTGCTTATCCTTCGGTACTCTGTTAAATAAATCAAGTACTATCCTCTCTCCCTCGGTGAGCTTCAGCTCTTCGGGGGAGTCTTCTTCCTCATCCCATCCCATAAGGAAGGAAGGTGTCGTTAACAACACTTCTGCGAATTTTATTATTTTGCTTTGTGGGATATCGTTTATTCCCATCTCTATTTTATTGATAGTAGATTTTGATTTGTATCCCATCATACGAGCAAGTTCCTCTTGGGTTATATCTAATTCCTTTCTTCGTTGAAGAATCCTTTTTCCCACAGTAGACATTTAATCACCTCCTTTGCTTGTATTGTACCACAAAGTAGATTGTTTGTCAACTTTTTTTGAGAAATTTTCAAAAAATACTTGACAAACGGTGTCGAATGTGATATTCTTTAGGCGGTAGATTTTAAATCTACTTTAAAATCTTACAGAAAGGAGTGCGAAACATGACGAATACAACCTTGCTTGAGCAGTATATCCAAAAGTCCGGCTATAAAAAGAGTTTTATAGCAGAACAGCTTGGTCTTACTGTATATGGCTTTATGCTCAAAGTTAACAATAAGAGCGAATTTAAAGCCAATGAAATGACCATCCTTTGCAAAGTGTTGAAGATCAACGCAAAGGACAAAGAAGCAATTTTTTTTGCAAAGTGAGTAGATTTTAAATCTACAGCCAACTGTGTCAAAGAGACACATCCTGCATATCTTAAAGGGTAAGAATTCATCGGAGGTATGTATGAAAGACAGACCATTAACTGTTACGCTCCACATCGGCGGAAAGCAGGTTGACACGCTGACAGCCGAACAGACCGAGCGCATGGCAGAGAGGCTATCGGAAGCGATGACTCTCTACTACTCGGCACATCCCCAAGAATACCAAGAACTTAAACCAAGAACTTAAACAGAACTAAAATTTAATAACTGGAGAACAAAAGATGAAAAAGTTGATTCGTAAAATCAAGGAATGGTTCGTATGGCTCACGTCCCGAAAGGTCATTGATGCCATCAACAACGGTGCCACCTACGAAGAGGTAGAGGAAATCGTAAAGCAGGAGGTACATAACTAATGAGCGAGAAGAATTTTGGCACGATCCTTGATGCGCTTGCGGAGAGAATCGAGGAACTCAAGCTTTCTAACTACATCAAAGACCTTCAAATCAAGGAACTCCAAGAGGAGCTTGAGAAGGCAAAAGGAGGCTCCAAGGATGGTACGGTATGAAGACCAATGTTGCGGTTGTGCGGTGCCGGGATACCCTTGCAGAGGATCGAGTTGCCCGAATCGGGATGTTCCTGTTTACTACTGCGATAAATGCGGTGAAGAACTTGAAGAGGTCTACGAGGTGGACGGAGAGGAACTCTGCGAAGAGTGCTTGAAAGAAAAATTTTTAAAGAAATAGGAGAATTAAACCATGCTGAAAAACTTTGCTGAAATGAGAAAGATCGATGTCCTGCCTTACTGTGAAATGAGAGAGGCAAAGGACGATAATGGAAAAAAGATCAACGTTCCGTATTTGAATTGGGCGAGATGCAAAGATCTGCTCCATCGGAACGGTGCTGAAAAGGTAATTTTTGAGCCTGTTACCTGCCCGAACGGAAGCAGCTTGATCATGGCGGATGCAACATTCTTGGATAAGAACGGAGTCGCAAACAGATGCTACGAAGTGCGTGTGAAAGTCACTATTGATGACCTTGTATTTGAGTCACAGTTCCCTCTCATGAACGGCTCTAATCCTGTTAAGGATAACAGTTTGACACAACAGAGAGTATGGAACGCACAGACGAGAGCCTTTGTAAAGGGCGTTGCGATCCACACGGGACTCGGCTTTGACCTTTGGCTGAACGATACCACGGGAGTTGACCAAGAGGAGGATCTTAAAAAGCACAATATCTTCGCTATCAAGGAAAGATTCCAACAAGAGTACACCAAGGTTCTCCGGGACAAGCATCTCACCACCAAGGAGATTGCCGAGAAGTGCGAGATGTCCGAGGACGAGGTCAAGGTTCTATTCACCTTCTTTGACCAGCTTGACCGCTTTGAGAAGAAGTTGATGGCATTATGATCGAGAGCAAGGACAGAAGCGGTTACTTCGGTGCTTCCGATACCGACAAGATCATCGGCAATTGGAAGACCGCAACCTTTGAAAAGTGGTGGATGCAGAAGATAGGCATCAACCGAGACCATTTCGACAACCAATATACTTCCGCAGGTACTCACTACGAGCATCGCATCCTTGAGTCGCTTGGCATCCCGATGGAGTTAGACAAGCAGATCATCATAGAGGATTTGAGACTTCGTGTAAACCTTGACGGAAACGATACCGACACCATTTATGAGTGCAAGACATACAAGCACGAGAAGGGCTTTAAGTTGCCCAAGAAATACATTAACCAAGTGCAAGTGCAAATGTTCGCTTCGGAGTTCAGAAGGTCCGAGATTGTAGCCTACGGGCTTGTTGAGGGGGATTACGATAACTACTTCAACCCTATTGATCCCGAAAGGCTACAGAGGTTCACGGTTCCCTACGATGAGAAGTGGATAAACGAGGTCTATCTGCCGAAGCTCACTTACCTTGCAGAATGCTTAAAGGAAGGGAGATTCCCATGAAAGTAAGCGGAAGAATAGTCGGTGCGAACATCGACTTCAAAACCAACAAGCCGATGCTGATGCTCGAAGTGAACGAGAGAACCGACTTTGAGCAGATTGTGGATGACCTCAAGGATAAGGACAAGCTCTCGATTGAGATCAAGCCTTACAGACAGCACCGCAGCTTGAACGCAAATGCCTATGCTTGGACTTTGATTGGCAAGATAGCCGATGCCGTGAGAGCAGGCAAGGACGAGATATATCTCAAGTGCCTCAAGCGGCATGGGCAGAGCGAACTCATCAGCGTACTTTCCCACGTTCCCATCGGAAACTATGTGAAGTATTACGAGGAAGCAGGAGAGAGCAAACTGAACGGCAAAATGTTTACCCACTACCGAGTGTACAAAGGCTCAAGCGAGTTTGACACACGGGAGATGAGCATCTTCATTGACGGTGTGGTAAGCGAGGCAAAAAACCTCGGCATCCAAACGGAAACTCCGAATCAAATTGCCGAGATGAAAGCGAGGTGGGGAGAGTAATGACAATCGAGGAACGCATCAAGTATGCAGAGGCAAGGCGAGACGAAGCCATCAGCAACGGTACAGTTAATGATATCGTTTACTGGAACGGATACGTTGACGGACTCAAGGCGGTGAAGCGAGATGGCTGACAGCATCCTTCAAAAAGATGATACCAAGTGCTTCATCTGCGGATCGAGGCGATGGTTAGAATGGCATCATGTATGGGGTGGCTGTGGTGCGATCCGAGACAAGTCGGAACGGCTCGGTCTCAAGGTAAGGCTCTGCCACTATTGCCACAACGAGCCTCCCAACGGTGTCCATCAAAACAAAAAAATCCGCTCCAAACTGCAAGCGTATGCACAGAAAAAAGCAATGGCTCATTACGGATGGTCCGTTGAGAACTTCCGCAGAGAATTTTATAAAAGTTACATATAGGAGGACAAGCCTATGAAGACAACGCAATGTCAAAGGATACTCGATTATATGCATCAATTCGGCTCCATATCTACACTTGAGGCTTTCCAGGATCTCGGTGTAGCGAGACTTGCATCAAGAATTCATGACCTCAAAGGAATGGGGTACAACATCACAAGCGAAATTAAATCATCTAAAAACAGATTTGGCGAGAAGACCTTCTTTAAGGTGTACAGACTCGCAGAACAGGAGAAATAATTATGGAATTTAATATTGGAGATAGAGTCAGAGTTAAATCTTATGAGGATATTCCCGAACAGATTAAGAGTCGTGGCGTGTCAAGACTTTGTGGTAAAGACGGTGAGATAGTAGACAAACTTTGGAGCGGTGCGAAAGGATGCACGGTGTATAAAATCTTTTTTAACGATGCGGTTCGTACATCCACCATCGACTTCCCAAGCGAAGCAATCGATCTTATTTCTGAACTTGACAAGAAAACATACTCATACGAATTTTCCTACCTCGACAACGTGGTGGTCGCAAAACTCTTTGAGATTAGAGAAGAATCCAAAACCGAGATCGCAAGAGGTCACGGTCATATCATCCATGAGGGCGAGATCGGAATCGCCCAAGCAGCTTCCTATGCTCTTAAAAAAATCTATCAAAAACTTAGTGAAAAGAATCTTTAAATCGGAGGAAAAAACAATGGCATCTTTGAATTTGAATACAGTAATTTTGTGTGGAAGATTAACCACCGATGTAGAACTCAAGTCAACCCCAAGCGGTACCCATGTATGTACCTTCACCTTGGCGGTGAACCGCAGATTTTCAAAAGAGGGTGAACAACAGGCGGACTTCATCTCCGTGGTTGCATGGAAAGAACGTGCGGAATTCATCAGCAAATACTTCAAAAAGGGTTCTTCCCTTTGCATCACGGGATCTATCCAAACAAGGGCTTGGAAGGATCAGAACGGCAACAACAGATACGCCACCGAGGTTGTGGCTGAACAGGCGATGTTTGTGGACAGCAAATCGGAAGGCTCCGCAACTCCCTCCTATGATGCCCCCTCCTATTCCAAACCTGCAACCGCTCCCAAGTTTGAAGAACTGAAGACGGACGATGACCTTCCCTTCTGATGAGGTGACGGTATGTTACACCTCGGAGATATCACAAAGATAAGCGGATACACCGCTCCCGTTGTAGATTGTATCATCGGCGGAAGCCCTTGCCAAGACTTGTCCGTAGCAGGAAAAAGAGCAGGACTTGACGGTGAGAGATCGGGACTCTATATGGAACAAATACGAATTGTAAAGGAGATGAGAAAGCAAGATGAGAGAAACGGACGGGCAGATGACGATATTCGACCTCGATACATGGTGTGGGAAAACGTCCCCGGAGCCTTCAGCAGTAACAAAGGGGAAGACTTCCGAATCGTCCTTGAAGAACTCGCAAAAGTCAAAGATCCGAATGCCGTTATTCCTATGCCTCCAAACGAAAAATGGACAACCTGCGGATGCATCATGGGAGACGGATGGAGCATCGCTTGGAGGGTATTCGATGCACAGTTTTGGGGAGTCCCCCAAAGAAGGCGTAGAATCGCACTTGTCGCAGATTTTGGAGGACAATCCGCACCCGAAATACTATTTGTCCGCAAAAGCGTGTCAAGGGATATTGAACCGAGCGAACCGAAGAGGAAAGAAACTTCCTCCTATGCTTCAAGAAGCCCTGGAGCAGATGATCGCCTTGGAGCAGACCAATATAACGCAGTAATTCTTGGGGACACAGTAAGCACTCTCGGAGTTAACTGTGGTATGTCCCACGGCAGACAATGTGTACTTGAGCCTCAAGAGGTTGTTTGCTTTGAACCTGGCATCGCAAGTAGAGAAAGCAGAATGGGAACTGGCGGTGGCAACGTGCCGATGGTCATGCAACAATGCTTCTCCAAGTCAAAGAGGGCGCAATCAGCAACCGACCATGAGACTTGGGTTGAGAGCGACAAGGCAAACACCTTGAACGCATTCGATGTTGGAGATGTGAGGACAACCGAAGCGGTGGTATGTGGTTTCGATGCCTACAATCAATCCATTACGGGAGACAAGGCAAAAACCTTGAACAGCGTTGCAACCGATACAGACCATATACCATCGGTGGTCTACGCCCTCGACAGAGCATCATTCAATCAAGGCAAGAACGCACAGTTTGACTTTGAGGTATCCGACAAGGGAGTCAACTCTCCTCTCGTGGCGAAAGGTCCCGGTGCTGTTGCCTATTGCATCGGAAACGGACAGGTTCACGATGCTGTTAATCCCGAAAAAGAGTTGTGCAAAACTCTCAACTGTATGCATGATACCATGAATGTTTGCGTGGTTGGCACAAGATACATAGTCCGCAGGCTCACTCCTCTTGAGTGCGAAAGACTCCAAGGCTATCCCGATGGATGGACACAGATTGGAAAGATTGTTGGCTATGATCGGCAAATAGACGAGATAACTGGTGAGGAGTTTGTTCAAGCAATCTATGAGTACATAGATGATAATGGTAAGAAGCGAAAGACTTCCGATGCAGCTCGTTACAAGGCTCTCGGAAATAGCATTGCCCATCCCCCTTGGAAGTGGGTTCTGAAGAGGCTCTGTGCCTGCTACGAGAGAGATGCAACAATGGCAAGCCTCTTTGATGGGATCGGAGGCTTCCCCTATCTGTGGGAGCAATTAAACGGAAAAGGAACTTGCCTATGGGCATCCGAGATGGAGGAGTTCCCTATG